ATTAACCGTAACTATTGGCAGTGGTGGTTCTACTTTTGATAGTTCTTATCTTGTTATGGGAAATAATGGCGGTACATCTTGTGTAGGACCCCACTTTGCAGCAGGTGGAGGTGGTGGGGCTGGAACTGCTTTTTCTAGTGGTGTTGTTTCAAGAATAGGTTTAAATGGTGGCTCTGGCGGTGGTGGATATTATGGTGCTGCTGGAGGTTCTGCAACTGTTTCTACACTAGGCAATTCAGGTGGTACTGGAGTAAGTTCACCTATTTATGCTGGCGGTGGAGGCGGCGGTGCTGGTGCTGTTGGTGGTGACGCTACTTCAACTCGCGGCGGCAATGGTGGTAATGGTTCAGCAAATTCAATTACTGGTACATCTGTTACTTATGCAGGCGGTGGAGCAGGTTCTTCAACAGCAACTTCTGGTGCAACAGGACAAGGTGGCACAGGTGGCGGAGCAACTGCAAGACTTTGGTCATTAAGTGGTAATTCTGGAACTGCAAATTTAGGTGGCGGTGGTTCTGGTGGTCTTGGTGGCGGTTCAGGTGGTTCAGGATACGTAGTGGTGGTGATTGGATAATTATGGCACACTTTGCAAAAGTAGAAAATAATATTGTTCGTCAAGTAATTGTTGTTAACAATGAAGTTTTAGAAAACAAAGAGTTTCCAGAATCAGAATCTATTGGAATTGCATTTTGCAAATCAATTTATGGTCAAGATACCGAGTGGTTGCAAACATCTTACAATGCTAACTTTCGTGGTAAGTATGCTGGCATTGGCGATATATTTGATGGAACTAATTTTACATCATTTGTAGGTGAGTAATGGCTGTTAAAAAATTTACCAGTTCATCTATTAAAATTGACAATAAATACCAATCATTGCTTGCTGGTAATGACCGCAAAGAACCATACTTTATTGCCACACTAGGTAACTCTGGTTCTACCGATGTTGGCTACGGTATTGGCGTTGACTCTAGTCGCAATGTTTATATTTCCTATAGAACAAACGATTCAATCAGCCCATACTATAGATGTGCCATTGCAAAATATAATAAATTTGGTGCATTACAATGGCAAAAAAGACAAAACTTTAACAACCCTGGATATCAAGATAATGACATTATTGCAGATACATCTGGCAACACATTTGTTCTTTCTAACACTATTACAGATGATGGAAGTGGAAATAATGTTGGTGGCGGGGTAATTACAAAATACAATACTACTGCAGATTTAATATGGCAGAGTGGGTTTGCCTGGGGTTATGATTCATATTGCGATAGCGTTACAATAGATACCTCTGGAAATGTATTTATAAATGGACTCTTTAGTAACGGTTCAAGTTACTCAAATACTATTGCTAAATACAATTCATCTGGCACATTTCAGTGGTCAAGGTATTTAACCCCAATTAACGGTGAAGGACACGGAGTTGCCACAGATTCATCAGGAAACATATATGGTGGTGGGTTTGGCGGTACGGGTGTATATGGCATTACTGCTACAAAATTTAATACATCTGGAACAATGTCATGGATAAAAAATTTTAAAGGACCTGGTGGTACTTACGATTCTTATGGTGGTAGATTAGCATTAGATTCATCTACAAACATATATCAAATAGGAACACTTAGAGCAGCGCCTACTGTTTATCAAGCATTTCTTATTAAAAGAGATTCATCTGGTACATTGCAATGGCAAAGAAAAATATCAAATAGTTCTTCAAGTTACGGAATTGTATCTGTAGGTGTAACTACTGATTCATCTGGTAATATTTATACAACAAACTATACTTTAATATCTTCTGTTCAAAATACTATTATTGCAAAATGGAATAGTTCTGGAACTTTACAGTGGCAGCGTAGTATTCTTGCATCAGGTGGATTTGGAGTGGGTAGAATAAACGTAGATTCACTTGGCAATATGTATATCATTGGGTCAACAAGTGGTACAAGCGATGTTGTTGTTTTTAAACTTCCAAGTGATGGCTCTTTAACTGGAACATATAGCGTTGGTGGTTATTCAATTACTTATGCTGCTTCCTCTTTAACAGAGGCTGCTGGTGATGGGGTTGAATCTTCTAGCACAAATACTGCTACTAGTGGTCTTAGTTATAGCGCTGCATCATATGCTCTTGACACTACATCATTTACAAATTCGGGGGTGACATTCGTATGACACATATATTTATTAACTCAAACAATGAATACCCAAGACATATTGGAGATATTTTTATAGACTACCCAGATTATGATGGAGTCAATCTTCCTGATGGATGGCATAAGGTAGAACCAACAGAGCCACCAGCACTTGAATTAAATCAAGTGCTTGAAGAAACATATCCCAAACTGGTTGATAATGCGTATGTCCAGTCTTGGTCTGTTAGAGAAATGACTGCAGAAGAAATAGAAAGAAATAGCAATCCTCCACAATCGTGGAAAGAAGCACAACAGTTAATTGCTAACGCAAATAATGTGTAAAGAATGTGGCAGTTGTAGTAAAGAACACAACTACGATGCACTAGCAGAAGTAGATTTTATAGAAGCAAGCGTATTCATCTAAGGAGACAGCGTGGCTGGTCAAGACATTACGGAAGATTTACCCTTAAACGTTGGTAATCCTGGTACATCTGGCTTTTGGACTAACTCTGGTGAAGACTATGACGTTGCCTTTGGCGGAATTCCGTTCTTCCTAGCACCAACTGACACTAATCCTTACCAACGAGAGACTGCTCCGTATCGTAAAGATCAGTTTGACTCATCCAAAGAGCCAGGCGAACAGTCTCTTACTGGTTGGTGGATTCGTTCACAGTCATCTTTCCATATCGGTCAAGGTATTAAGTTCTATGATCCGTCATCTGGCGAGTCAAGCCCATACCGTTTTGCCGACTCACAAGGTGTAGACGTCTGGACTAAAGGACAAGTAACTCTTCTTAAAGATGTTGTTCAAGAGCATGTGACAACCACAGCACTTGATACATGGGAACGCCCATTTCAGCATGTCCGCTCTATTCAATGGAGTGGAACTAATGGAGTTCTTCTTCACGATGGATACGATGTTGACAAAGTTGAAGCAGACGGAACTGTAACTAACTTTATTGATTACAATTCTGGAACTGATTACCCAGTCTATGGAATCTGTGACGATGGAATCTATGCTTATTGGGTTACAAATGTACTTAATACTGGAACCCCAAGATTACGAATATACAAAAAACTATTAACTGGTGTTTCTGGCACTGGCGATATTCTTATGATTAGTGACAATAGCACTACTATAACTAATGCTGTTATGGAATACGTTAAAGACCGTATTGTTCTATGCGTCAATGGAAAAGTCTATGAAATAGCACCTAACGCTACATCTTTGCCTACGCCAATTTATACACATCCTAATACAAATTATATTTATACAAGCATTACCGCCTCTGGTCCTGCTATCTATACCTCTGGAAATGCTGGTATTCAGTCGACAATTCAGAAGTATACATTAGGTAGCAATGGATCTATGCCTACGCTTACACAGGCATCTGTGGCTGCTGAGTTACCACCAGGAGAGATAGTATTTAAGATCTACTATTACCTTGGCTATATGATGATCGGAACCAGCAAAGGTATGCGAGCAGCAATTGTTAGCGACCAAGATGGTTCTCTATCTTATGGTCCACTCATTGTAGAAACAGAACAACCTTGCTATGACTTTGCTGCCCGTGACCGATTTGTCTGGTGCGCTACTGGTATTGGTACTGTTGATGCTGGTCTTATCCGTTTAGATTTAAGCCAGATAATTGAAAATGAACCACTTCGTTTTGCTTATGCTAATGACCTCCAGTACACCCAGACAACAGAGCATCACACTACAGGGGTTGCATTCCTTGGTGCGTTAAATCAACTTGCTTTCTGTACTGCCTATAAGACAACCAGTGGCAATGTCTACATAGAAGACGCAAGTGTGCTTCGTTCTACTGGATACCTCACAACTGGCTTTATTCGCTATGGAACACTAGAACCAAAGAACTATAAGTTTATTCGTGCACGTGGGACATTTACATATGGTGCCATGGATATTCAATCAGTTGATACTGATACAAATATTTATAACATCATTAGTTACAACTCTGCTGTGGGTACTCCAGAGGCTGCTACAACCCAGCCTTAAGGACCACAAGAGTACATCTCATACAAGTTTACGCTCTCACGTAGCGCAAGCAGTACCAGCAACGGCCCTGTGTTCAAGGGCTACCAAGCAAAGGCTCTACCAGCAACCAAGAGACAGAGACTCATTCAGTTTCCTGTCTGGTGTTTTGATGTAGAAACTGACCGATATAATGTGCAGACTGGATACGAAGGCCGTGCGTGGGAGCGTATTCAAATTCTTGAAGACATGGAAGCAGCAGGAGATATCGTTAATATCCAAGACTTTACTACAGGTGAGCGCATACAAGCAATTATTGAAAAGATCAACTTCAATCGTAAGACACCACCATCAGGTAAGTTTGATGGTTTCGGAGGTCTAGTTCTAGTCACAGTAAGAACGGTTTTATGATGACAGCAACAGATTGGGCTGGGATAGCCGTAGCAGTAGCAACAATAGTCGCAAGTTTTGCTGGCGCAGTTCGTTGGATGGTTAAACACTATCTTGAGGAATTGAAGCCAAACGGGGGCGGATCCGTTAAAGACCAAGTCAATAGATTGGAAGCCCGCGTTGACCAAATCTACATCCTCCTTTGTGAGAAAGAGTAGAAATCTTTTAGCAGCATTTGCAG